GGAGTGAACATGACTGGCTTTCAAAGCAAACGCAAAATGGCAGAAGATAGATTTAAAGTTTATTGTCAATGGTGCAATGATTGGCACTACACCGATGAAGTTGACATTTTAAATGTTGAAGAAGACATTGAAGGTCGAGATGTGGCGCATTTTGAGTGCGGACAACCTCCTTCATGGAACGAAGATATTTCACGATACGATGGTACCTCCTCACTTGTTTATAAGGAATAAATTATGTTACTCGCAAAACCAAAACTAACAAACACACTTGACTCTAAGCAATTCAAATCTTTTGCCGAATGTCAAGATTACCTTGAATTATATACCGAGATTAAAATGCCTCTTGTTGAATGGATCGCACTTGGTAAGATTCTTGTTGCAGAAACAATGACGACACCAGAATTCTATCCAAAGAAAGTGAAAGATAAAATCGTTATGACTAAATTTGATATTGAGGAATTCGCATGATGAACAAATGTAGTGTTTGTGATTGTGCATTTACGGATGACGAAGGCGGTGTACACGGCTACTTTGGTATGCTAAGTGTATCATTCTGCCCAACTTGTTTTAGTTGCATGTGTGATATGGTGAATCAGATAACACAAGAGTTTGGAGAAGAATAATGGCCAACACATCAACAGGAATAACTGGATTTATTGAAATCTTTGAAGGTCGGTTGAATAAGATGAAGTTGCACCTTAAAGAAGAATTGACTAAAGCCAAACACGATAGAGACCGTAAAGCAATACGCAGGATTATTTCCGATGCTAGGAAACTTAATAAAACGTTGAAAGAAATGCGTAATGCTAATACCAAACTATGTCCAAATTGCGGAGAGAAATTATGAGTAGCGGACTTATGCTTGACTATGATATTGCAGATAAAATTACTTTGCTGACTTTGAAAGACCAATTAAAGTATTTGCGAAAAGAACTTGAAGATTATAAAGAAGGAAAATGGTTGCATCCAGAAGATGTTGTGAATAACGCTAAAATCATTGAGGCTTTAGAATTGTTGATTCCATACTACGGAGGAACCGTGTGAATCCAATATTGCGTAATCGATACGATGAATCCAAACGAAATGGTATAAACAAAAGATTTCGTTTCAAGGTTTGGTGTATTCGAACGTTTGGTTTTGTTGTAGGATTTATTACAGGGAAATAAGATGGAGAAGACGCACCAGACCGCCGTTTGGACGTCTCTGGAGGACCAGACGTACTCTAGCATCAAATTAAGTGAAAAAACAGTCCAAAACCCCTCCAATCGTGTTGCTTTTGTGCAACATTACCAAAAAAACGCTTGACAAGTGGTCATTTTCATGCGATACTGGATGTGTTAAGTGTGAGATTAAGAACTAATTATGAATATTGATTTGATAAACGCTGAATTACAGACTGTTGCTTTTATGCAACAAGAAGAACAAATTGACTTGACATACTTGGAGTTTCTTGATACAATGAATGCTTACCACGATATGATGATGTATGAATCTCAATCGTATGATCTTGATGTTTTTTATTATGGAGAAAATTGAACATGGCTTACATGAACCAAGAACGCAAAGCGAAGATTAAAGCAAACCTTGATGCCGCACTTAAAGGCACTGGTGTTAAATATTCCTTGCGTTGCGATAGTCTCTCTATCACATGCACAATTAAGTCCGCACCTGTTGACTTTATTGCAAACGCAAATGAAACTTGCGGTCGTGACTCTTATCAAGTTGCACGTGGTTTTCAACCCAATAAAACTGGTTACGATCAAGTGAACCATTACTATTATCAGGATCATTATTCTGGTAAAGCAAAAGAACTGATGACCAAAATCGTTACTGCGATTTATTCTGGTGATTATTATGACCGTAGCGATGCGATGACGGATTATTTCGATACCGCTTACTATGCTCATATCAATGTTGGTAAGTGGGACAAACCTTTTGTCGTTACCGCTTGACAAACACCCCATGGTGTGTTACCATGTATATCTTGATTAACTCTTTTTAAGGAAATTTATTATGGCAAAATCAAATCGTTGGCAAAAAGCTATTGTCGTCCTCTCACAGGGCGGCGTTTTTAGTGCAGAGAAACTTTGCGAAGAAATGGAATACGATTGCGTATACCGTGTTTCGAATGTGTTACTCGACACGAAAATCTTTGCTGGTGCTATCATCAAAAGCGTCCGTGATGGTCGCAAGGTAGTTGGTTACGAACTCGTCAATATTGACGAAATGAAGCAACTAATTGCTAGTGGTGCATTCTCTGCGACGGCAACCAAAGCTGTTGCAAAGCCTAAGACTGCTACAGTTAAAACGGCTGTTGTTAAAGCTACAAAGCCTGTGAAAGCTAAGAAAGTTACTCCTGCGCCCGTTCGTGCTGGTGATTCTCTTGATGGAATTATGTCTGCAATGGCAAAGTCTTCTGCAAAGAAACCCGTCAACCTGTTAGATGAAATCGATACAGACGTTGAGGACTTTGAAGACCGCCAATTTGCTGAAGCATATATTCGAACATAATTATTGGAGTGATATGGATGACCGTGTAGTAATAGAACGATACATCCTTGAAGCGTGGGATAAAGGCTTGACAGGTGCTGACGTTGTAAGATACGTCCAGTATATGTCAAGCATTCCTTCTTTTGAGATTGAACCTGTTTTACAAAATTTAATTGCGAGAATGTCAGAATGAAATTTAGCATATATGAGAGATTGTTACGCTATGATTGGTGTTATAAACTAATTCAACATTTCACTCTCATGGAATATTTTGTGTTTATCGTAGTGATTGGATTGTTTGTATGGTTGTAAATAAAATTTATCTAGACATGGATGGTGTGCTTTGTTCGTTCAATAGACGATACGAAGAACTATTCGGTGAAAGTCCTGGTAAATCTAGAGACAGAAAAAACTTCTCATCTAACTGGAAAAAATTCATTGAAGGTGAAAACTTTGCGACACTAGATTGGAATCCCGGTGGGCAAGAGTTGCTTGCTTACGTGCGAACTATTCCAAACATTGAAATTGAAATGTTAACTTCAAGTGGTGGGCAAGAACATCATACCGAAGTAGCAATTCAAAAAACACAATGGCTTTGCGAACATGGCATTTTATATAAACCAAATATTTGTCCTGGTAGTAGATTGAAAGCACAATATGCTCATCCGACAATTATACTTGTTGATGACACCGATTATGTAATTGATGGCTTCGTCAAAGCTGGTGGAATTGGTATTCTACATAGTGATGTAAATGAAACAATATCTAAACTTAAATTTTATTGTGAAGAATATGTTCTCCCACCTCACTCAGACTGAGAGTAAAAATGAAGATTGCAATTGCATCCGATGTTCACCTTGAATTTGGTGACTTGATTTTAAAGAACGAAGAAAACGCTGACGTACTAATACTGTCTGGCGATATCTGCGTTGCGGCTGATTTTCGTGATCCCGATATTTACAGTATGGTGCAAGGCGGTAAGACTCAACGTTATATTGAGTTTTTTACTCGCTGTGCGAATGAATTTTCCAAAGTGATTTATGTTGTTGGAAATCACGAACATTATCATGGAGACTATGCTGAAACGTTTACGATTCTACGAAAGTACTTGGGACATATTGAGAACTTGCACATTCTTGATAAAGAGCATGTGACAATTGATGACGTAACATTTATTGGTGGTACATTGTGGACCGACATGAATGCACAAGACCCGGTTACTCTTGCACACATCCGTGTTAAGATGAATGATTTTCGTCTTATTGAAAATAGCAATGAAATGGTTTCATACCGAACATTCGATGTGAATGAAGAAGGTACGGAGATTCCTACGTTTCGTAAACGTCCCGCTAGGTTCACACCAGAAGATACTGTACAGGATCATAAAAAGATGTTAGAATACATTAATGTAACAAGTGAGCCTTTCGGTAAATATGTTGTTGTTGGTCACCATGCACCTAGCAAGGCATCTACACATCCACGATATCAGACTGAAGTGATTGTGAATGGCGCATACAGTAGTCGTTTAGATCAATTCATTCTTGACAATCCACAAATCAAATTGTGGACTCACGGACATACGCACGAAGAATTTGATTATATGATTGGCACTACTAGGGTTGTTTGCAATCCACGTGGATACATAAATTATGAAGACCGTGCTGAAGACTTTAAACTAAAATACGTGGAGATTTAATGGAAGACGATCCTATTGACTTTGAAAATTCACACCCAGATATGGAAAAGATTATTGAATCCGATAAACTTTTACCAGTAACAAAATCAGTAGCAAAAATGCTGATGCGTAATCCGTACACATCATTGGGTAGATTCTTTAAAAAACTTTCTAATGAAAATTTAGAAATACTAATGAAAATAATTGACGAAGGTGATAGTGAATTCAATGAACGCATGGAAGACATTGTGCTAATGACAGAAATGTTATCCCGTGCTGAAGGTGTGCCAAGCCAATCTGTTGAAGAGATTACCGAAAATGTAAATTACTTTGGTGCATGTATTACCTGTGTTTCACTTGCACGAAAGGGTCTTGTTCGTGTATACTATGATAACATGTCGTTTGGTACTGACAATGGCGATAAAATAATTGTGGAGAAAATATGAAAACTTATGATACTTTTGAAAACGTTGATAGCATGGCACCATGCATGAAACGTCCTATTGTTATCAATGCTAAACGTATTGACGAAGATTTTCGTGTGAATACTTTAGAGGGCAATTACAAGCAAGGCAAAGCTGGTGATTATCTTATGAAAGGTATTGACGGAGAACTTTATATTTGTGATGGCCCTATTTTTGAAAAGACTTACGATTTCGTATGAACATCTTCTATCTTAATCACGAACCAAAAGTCTGTGCTGAAATGCACTTAGACAAACATGTTGTTAAAATGATTATTGAGTATGCACAACTCATGTCTACCGCACACCGTGTTCTTGATGGTGAAAAGTATATTGATAAGACTGCGAACAATCGTAACATTCAACGTTGGCGCATGAAAAACGAAATCATTGAACACAGCTTGATGAAAGCATCACACGTTAATCATCCGTCAAATATATGGGTTCGTGCAAGCAAACAAAACTATGTGTGGCTGTATCAAATGTGGACTCACTTATTGGCTGAGTATACACATCGATATGGCAAACATCATGCATGTGAAAAATATGCAAAATACCTTCGTATGCCTCCAGAGAACATTGCTGACATTCCATTTACAGAGCCTACACCTGCGATGCCTGATATCTACAAAGTGACGAATGATTCTATTCGTTCGTATCAAAATTACTATATACATGATAAGAGTAGATTTGCAAAATGGAAAAACAGAGAAACCCCAAAATGGTTCTCATACGGAGTAAACAATGCCGACATACAACTTCATCAATAAAGATACGGGTGAAATAACAGAAAAATTCTTTAGTATTAGTGTTAGAGAAGAATACTTAAAAGACAATCCACAACTCGAATCTATTTTATTAGGGGCGCCATCAATTGGCGACCCTATTCGTTTAGGCATTCGAAAGCCAGATAATGGATTTAGAGAAGTCCTTTCAAAAGCAAAAGAAGCGCATCCTTTAGGAAATGTTAACACATTCTAATAATGGCGACACATAAAAATACTACAACATCAAGAAGGGCACCCATGGCAAGAAAACCCGCTGTATCTAAGTCGGCAAATACCGAACCAGAATTTCAAACCCCTCCTAAATTAAAATCAGTCAATAACACACTTAGACTTAGACTAGATGATTTAAAAACTTTTGATCCCTTAACAGAAAACCAAAAACTTTTCTTTGATGCATACAAACGTGGAGACTATTTTGTAGCACTTCATGGCGTAGCAGGTACAGGTAAAACATTCTGTGCGCTATACAAAGCAATTGAAGAAGTGATGGACAAATCAAATCCATTTGATAAAATCATTGTAGTACGTTCTGCTGTTCAAAGCCGAGAAATTGGCCATTTGCCTGGTGATGTGAATGAGAAGATGGAAATCTATCAACAACCATATCGTCAAATCTGCGACACCCTTTTTGGCCGCAAAGATGCATGGGATAGATTAGAAGAACAAGGGCACATTGAATTTATCTCCACATCATTCATTCGTGGTATGTCATTTGATGATGCTATCATTATTGTTGATGAAATGCAAAACATGACATATGAAGAAATTGATACTGTTATGACAAGGGTTGGTTATCGATCTAAGATCATTTGGTGTGGTGACTATCGCCAAACAGACTTGAATAAAAAGAAGAATGATGTATCAGGTATTCTCAAATTCTTTGACATTGCATATCACATGAATGCATTCACAAAGATTGAATTTACTGTAGATGATATTGTTCGTTCATCATTGGTAAAAGATTACATTCTTGCTAAACTGCAATACGAAGATGGAATTGAAACTGCTAAATAAAATATCATTATAACTACAGGATTACTGAAGTGAAATTTAAACACATTGGATGCGACATTGACTACGATTTGGAAACCGAAACAATAAACGGCAAACGATTCTATAAAACACCAGAGGGATTACTATATCCTTCTGTGACTACGATTACATCCCAACACGGCAAAGATAAAATTATTGAGTGGCGAAAGCGTGTGGGTGAAGAAGAAGCCAATCGTATTTCAACTAAAGCATCCAATCGTGGAACTAAAGTACATAAGATTTGTGAAAACTATTTGAACAATGAAGAAGATTATGCTCGTACAAATCCAGCGCATATACACAAGACAATGCCAGATACTATTGCTATGTTCAAATCGTTACAACCTCTATTAGATGAACACGTAAACAACATTCACGCATTAGAAATTCCTTTGTATTCTCATCATCTAAAAGTTGCTGGTAGAGTTGACTGTATTGCAGAGTATGATGGTAAACTGTCTATCATCGATTTTAAAACTTCAGGCAAGTTAAAAGAAGAGAGTTGGATTAAAGGATACTTTATGCAATGTTCTGCTTATGCAGTCATGTATGAAGAACGAACTGGAATACCAGTATCACAAATTGTAATTATGATTGCCGTTGACTCTGAATACCCACAAGTGTTCATCAAAAAACGCAATGATTACATCAAAGATTTTATATCTTACCGTGAAGCATATGATGCTGTACTGATTGACTAAATAATATTATTGCTGTATGAAGCAAAGAGAAACAGGTTCTGGACGGGGGTGCGAATCCCCCCACCTCCACCAAAAGTAAATTATGAAATATAAAATTGTAGTAAAAACTGGCGACAAAACTTTCGTAAAAGATGTAAGTAAGAGTAAAGAACATTTGCTTGTTAAAGCAGAAAGTCTTTCTAAAAAACATCCGAAATGGAAAGTATATGTTGTTGCAGAAAATACAATTATATAATTTATTTTTGATGGGGGTGCATAGTTTCGACAGGGCAAAGAGTAACAGAGTGGACAGCACATCAGCAACGATGTAAAAAGAAGAAAACAAAGTAAACGCAAACGACTCACGTTTCGCATTGGCAGC